TCACTGATTTAAGTATTTTTCGAATTGTTGATGGTTTTCTTTCTTTTTTGCTGGGGAGATTTCAGCATAAATTTGAGTGGTTGAAATGTCTTTATGCCCAAGATCATCTTTGATGTCATCAAGGCTTAATCCTGCCTCACGCATTAAAACGGCATGCGTGTGTCTTAAATCATGGATACGGATGTGAGGGAGCCCAGCCCGATTGGTGATGCGATTAAAAGCACCGGTAGTTGCTCGAGATCGGAGCGGTTGTCCAAACTTGGCATCAGACGAATAGGTGAAGACAAAATCGTTATTGTGGCTAGTAGAAAACCGAAAACCTTGTACATTGCCGTGACTGAAATGGCGCTCATATTGTTGTTGAAGAAGATCATTTACTCGAGCGGTCATATATTCGGTTCTCTTAGAGCTTAATGTTTTGGGACGATCAAGCGCTATTTTGCCGGCGTTTGATCCAGTTTCAGCACGATAGATTCGTGTTGCATTGACTGATAAGGTATTTTTACTGAAGTCAATGTCTGACCAGCGAAGAGCCATGGCTTCACCCACACGAAGCCCGCAGTCAATCAGCGTCACAAAGAATGATAGCCACATGGGCTCTTTATCTTCTTCAGCTGCTTCTATAAAAGATCCAACTTGATCTTTTGTCCAAAAGTGAAGTTTTTTGGAATTGTCTTTAGCATACGCACTGAACTCGACACCAACGGTAGGGTTTTTGGTAATGTAACCAATTGCAACGGCTTTTTTTAATGCATTGTGCAACGTTCCATTGATGAGCTTTACTGTGTTAAGAGACAAGCCATCATTGAATAGACTGCTGATGAACTCCTGATGTTCCTTAAGCGTGTATTTGGCTAGTCGAATATCCCCAATTTTTGGGATGATGTATTTCTTAAGATTATATCGATAGATAATCATGGATCCCTCTTTGACATTAACCTTAAGCTTAGTGATCCACTGATTGAGATAATCAGCCATTAAAATTCTTTCAGTTTGGTAGTGAGAGTGGCCTCTGATTATTTCGGCCTCAGCTAAAGTTGCTTCTTGCTGGGCTATTTTTTCGGTTGGAAAACCGCGCCGATGGATCTTTATTTCTTTTCCTGTCTGCGGATCAACACCGGCGAATATATAGAATTCCCAGGCCTTTTTGCCATCTTTTAGTTTATATGACCTAATTGATGCCATGATATCGCACTCCTTTTGAACTCTTAGAGCTTGTAATTCAAACGTATGTTCGCTATGCCCTTAAAATAAAACCCCGTTATGGGGTCGTATTATTGCATCTTTCTAACCATCATCATGAGCACGCCGATAATGATAAAAACAGCTGCCCACCACAGGTTGCTTCCGGGTTTGTCAGGGTCAATGAGCCAACGAACCCAATGATGCCTGTGGCCAAACAGGGCGAAGTAGACGCCTATAAGAACAATGATGAGGCCAATGAAGTGTGCCTCGCTTAATGTATCTGGACCGTTCATAAGTGCATCTCCAAGAACTGAGCTTAGATTTCGTTAAGCTTACTGAACTCGATGTCATTGTTGTATCTAATCTTGACGGTTAGTGGTGTGCAACGAATGATGACGGGTCGATCATACTGTAGCGATTTTTGAAAAGTGTTGAGGTTTTCAGCAAAGTTTGGCAAGACCTCCTCAGCAGTCAATACAGCTGTTTTTGCACGTAATAGCAACGATGAGTGGTGTAGCTCATTGAAACAGTAAACAGCCACCACAGGCTTCTCTAGGACGTTGTGAATGGTAGTAGTATCGCGATCAGTGTAAAAAAGGATCTCTTTAAGCGATCGGTGTGATTTAAGTGGTGTGAGCGAAACTATATTAGGGAAACCGGTATCGGTATCAAGCGTAGCTACCTGCATAACGGTACACTCTCTTAACAGTATATCGGCCTGCCTGATCGTTGAATTTGCCATAAGTAAGACTCCTGTCTTAACTATTAATTTGATACGAGTAGCTATGCTTTTAAGCGTTGATGGTGAATCCAATTCATCTTTGCTATAAGTAGATGAATATTGTTCATTAGCGACTAGAAGGGCAGTGACTAAAATGGAAAATCGTGTTGAGATAAAAGAAGGACATGTTTTTGTAAATGGAACCGAAATTAACCTGGTCAATGATATACAGCTTCATCCTGCGCTGAACGACACAACGCAAGTTCAACTGAGTTTTAAAGCTACGAGCCTGGATGTAGTTTATCCCGGATCTCGGCGGTGATGACGTTCTGAATGAATAGTACGAAATTCTTTATGATATAATCAGTGAAAGATAACTAGACATTCACATAGAGGAGCGATGATGATGAATGAAGACAAGCTAGGTTATAGTTATTCATATGATTTGAAAGATGGAATTGTCAAGGTGAAGGATTTTGTGAAATATTTAGAGTCTTTACCCAGTGATTCCACAATCAGAATTCAGGGTATTTCAGATGATCGTCCAGCTGTTATTGATGACAATGTCTATTTTGAAAAAAGTAGTGGGCAATTGGTTATCCAACCTGATTCATTATCTATATGATCACCAAAAAACTCTGTGGTGGATATCCATGATTATTTTGAAGCTTCGATTGAATTCTACGTCTAGTTCTTTATCCTTATGTACCACTTGTATAGCTGACAGAGTGTAAAGTTTTCCTACAAGAACTGCGAGCTCATGCTCTTTTTTGTTGCTAATAATTGCCTCATAGTTATCCGTGGCAATCGCATCCTGATAATTTGAGATGGGACAGTACCCATCGTCGTCAATCCAGCTAATTTGGAAAAACTTGACGACTTGGTAAACATTCTTAATTACTTCTTCGCAAAGACCCTTTGTTGGGATTAAAGTCCCGTGAATAACTCTGTTGCGTTTTTCTGTGGAATCGTACATTTTGTTCAACATAGGAATTGCTGATTCTCCAAATAGTAGTAGGGAAATCGTTGCAAACGAAGCAATAGATCTTTCTGAATACTTGATAGCGTGTGATTTATCAATGATTTTGTCCATTGGTTTGTGGTTGTTTGTTGACCAAAAGTAAGCTTTGATAGCTGTGTTTCTGAATTTTTCCAAGCTCGTAACTGCGCTTAGATAGCACTCATAGTATTCTTCATCATCATACGCTCGTAAAGCATTTTCAAATATCGGAACATACAGAGGGGTGCGTAATACTGCATGAAATGTATGACCCCTAGGACATATAAATTTCAGTGATTCGTCATCAGTTACTTCCGCGACAGCACTAGATTTATAATCGCGGCATTCGGCACACATTGTTTCAATTTTCGTGTCAGACATCTCCTTACATTGTACTGACCGTGTTTACTTGGTTTGCTTATCAGCCCTCGCCACCGGGGCTATTTTTGTACCCGCTGTCCGAAAGGTGAGAGGGGTTAATTCTGCGGATAGACTTTGATGTCACCGTTCAGCTTATAACGTGCAAGAATATTGCCGTTTGCTGAGTTCAAAGTGACAGGAACCGGTGTCGGAATATCGCACATTCTGGCGATTCCTTGTGTGCCTGAGAATAGATCAGACGCTAGCTTCTGAAGCTTGAACTGGTCATATCTGGTGACGCTTGCCGTAGCAGTATAGGTAACACCATTAGTTTTGCTATCTACATTGACCTTACTCAGTTCGCTAGACTGGTTTTCAACCCTTTTTTGGACGGACTGTTTGAATGCTGAAAGGGATTCTGAAACATTGTCTGTTTTAGACGACACACTCGCTTTCGATTCTGTTGAGTTAGAATTAGAACTAGTATTTTCTGATTCAGAAGTTGATTCATCGTCGGAGTCATTAGTTTCAACGGGGTCATCTTCAATAGCACTTTCCTCAGCTCTGCTTTCGGATGCCTCTTCTGCTCTATCAATGTCCTTCTGATAGGCAGCTGATAGAAAGAAGGACATTACTAGTACCAGTATTCCTATGCAGAGTGATATTAGCCACTTCATTTTACGGGACTTCTTTATAGTAGTTGCTATCAATCCGACAGTGGAGATAAGTGTGACCACAAGCCCAATGAAAACAACAAACCCAATAAAAACGTTCACCTTTAGTTCCTCCTCAAATTCACTTGTTGGACAGCTTCTTGGCCAACAAAAGCCCCAAGCAGGGGCATGTAAAAGGACTACTTCATATTGGACTGAGTTTTCCCGCTTAAAGCATCATTTGTAAATGTCACGTTGAAGTTGGAACCTAGATCACCTTTTACACCAGATGTATAACCGGCCACAACATTCTTTTGACCACCGATCAGGCTTTCGTTGTAATAGTCAGGTTGCCCCCATTTTGAGGTGAAGTCAGTGTACTTCGTTCCGTCTTGGAATGCATTGAAATCTGCCAAAGTGATCTTTTGCTTGCGGTTTAGCTTGAACCCTGTAAGATTTTTGCTGAACGCGTTTCCATCGGTAAAGGAGACAATCACGTTAGCTCCCAAGGCGCCCTCAACATTAGTCCAAGTGACAAGATCAGTTTTAACTCCGTTTGTGGTACTGCTTGAGGTAGAAGAGGGGTTACCAAACTTGGCTTTTAAATCATCTAATTTGGCACCACCATTGCCGTTTTGCATCAAATCACCCAGAGTGATGCTGTCAAAGTCTGCACGAGTAATCTTGCCGCTGTCCTTTTTTGATGTACTTGAAGATGATTTATCCGTTTTGCTAACTGCCGTTTTTTCCGTGGATTCGCTGCTTGATTTCCCCTTATTATTGAGGCCGCCGCCAATCGCTGCTACCACAATAATAACTAATACCCAAAACCAAACGCGCTTGTAAAAAGGCTTCTTTACCTTATACTGCTTGCCGTCAGCACCCATTACCTTTTTTGCCATTTTGTTTTCCTCCATAAATAATTTTCAGCTTTTAACGTCTTCCGTGTCTGGACTAACAATTACTTCAGCTTGTATCCGACTGATTTATCTTGATCAATATGAGCTGTTAGAAAAATGGTGGCTTTGGATATGCGCTCGGATACCAAATCTTTATCAGAAATTGGATAAACCTTATTGTGCACGGAATACTTAAATCCATCTTTTAAGATTGCAATTTCGTCTTTGAAGCGTTTCTCTTTGTGATACATGACAGCTAATTTGTTGGCTGAAAGCTGCCCCATTTTCTTGACAATGGATAGCCATTCGTTCTCGGCTTTGACCCAGTCGCCTTCTTTATAATAAAGATCGCCTAAATGATAATGGGGAAGGACTTCATCGATGATTGCCATTTCATAATCAAGCTTTTTATTTCCAGATGGTTTGTATTTTGAGATTGAGATGGTTTGTTTATACATTTCCCGTGCTCGTTGTATAGAGGTTTCTTTTGCCATCGGGAAGCCTGTATTAGGATTTTTTCTGACTGTCTGTGGGGATTTTTTAATTTTAGTGTTAGGGCGCACTTCTCTGCTAGTTTTTTGAATTGCTAGATTCTTGATGGGTTTATTGGTTTCTAAGCTTTTAGCATGTCTTATTAGGTTGTCAAAAAAGCCCATTTTGATGCTCCTTCTGCGAAATTTCTTGAAAATTAAGCTTCGTTAATTAAAGAAATACAAAACGGTCAAAAGACTCTGGCAAGTTGAAATATTGAAGTATCCCATAAGTTGTTGTGATTTCAATGTCTTGAGCCTTCAGAATGTCCACCATGTATCTAACAGCAAATTGATTTGCCTCTCGTTCAATTCTTGGTATCCAACCGCCAATCATCATAGAACGCATAAATGGCGTGCTATCGTTTTTATGCATACGGCAATGGCCAACTTCGTGGAGAAGAACAAGCAGTTCCTGAGAATCGGTAAGATTGTCACTCAAGAATATCGTTGCGCAGCGATTAGTCCTGACTGATAGCCCCATGGTTGAATTGGGCATGGTGACCCGTTTTACCCCATAGTCATATGTTTTACATATGGAAAATGGATCAGTCGAATCTATTGCGACATCAGCCGTACGTTTAAAAGTTTGGTCAGCAACGTCACTGGCATACGACATTTAATCACCGCCCGTATCTCGATACTTCTTAGGTGTGAATTTCTTTTTTGCTTTTTCTTTATTGATACGAAGCCCCATTTCTATGATGTCCCTCATAGATTGCTTTTGATCATCTGTCATCGGTTCACCGTAAAAATTGACACTAGCATCTGAATTCATACCGTCAATAATCTGCTGAGCCAGTTTAGCGATATCTTTGGTGTCCTTATCGGTTAGCTCATAATATCTGCGTTTATTTGTACGATACATAAGAAAATCCAAAGAAACATTAAATATATCCGCCAGGTCGTTCAAAGCATCTGTGTTTGGACGCCGTTTGTCAGTTTCCCACATAGCAAGAGTGGACTGACTCACGTTAATTTTGTCTGCGAGTTGTTGTTGGTTCCAGCCTCGCTCTTTTCGTAGCATTGCAATTCTTTCGCCAATATTCATGAGCAGCCCTCCTAATGTGATTATACAATCACGAGAAGTGATTTTTACGGTTTATTTCAAAAAGTGATTTTTTCTGTTGACTATCACGTGAAGCGATGATATGGTTATCACATCAAGTGATAAGGAGGCGAAACAATGAACAAGCTTTTAGAGGCACGAAAGGCTAAGAGAGAGTCTCAAGCACAGGCAGCCAATGCTATTGGCATCGCACAATCTATGCTTGCCATGATGGAAACTGGTGATCGGAATGGCTCTGACAAAACTAAACGTAGAGTTGCTGAGCATTACGGAAAATCTGTTGGTGAACTTTTTTTTAGCGATACTATCACATCAGGAGATAAACACATTCCCGCCCAGCGAGAGGAGGCGGCACGATGAGTCCCTCTAATAAGAAGCTCTTGGCTGATGACAGCCATCGGGGATTTAGCAAAGCAAAGTTTGAAATCATCAAGGCAGGAAAGAACGGGTCAGTGATTCCAGAAGTGATCCGGGCTCGCTACAAAGGATTGACCGTTGATCTGGCTGTCCAGAATGTCTCGTATCAATCAAGCGATTTAAGCCTGTCAGAAACAGATGCTCTGGTGGCACTTGGTAACACCGTTTTGGAAGTTCTAAGACTTCTTGGCCTTGATGGAAATGCCGTACCCAATCGGTTCGATTCGAAAGACGTTCACATTGGTGTTCGGTAGAGCCTTCTCAATCAGTGGAAGAGCTGCAACCACTGCGTCAAAAGTGAACTGGTTTTGCATCAACAGCATATTTTGTCCTGCTGCAGGATCGAACCGGTCAAGCACGCTAGCGACAACAGGGTTCTGATTATTGTTCATGATAGTCAACTCCTTTAAAGCGATTATCTCACTTGAAGGAGAAGACAAGTATTCAAATTTCAAACAGCGATAGGAGGCAGTCAAATGAATATCCTCAAAAAGCATGACATCTTAAATAAAAAACGGCAGTTTCTCACTAAGGAACTCGGGCAAGAGAAGCTCGAGAAAGTGATTGCTGCCGTGGAAAAGCTGATAGAAACCGAGAACATTACGTTAACACAGCTAACGGACGTTATTCAGTATCTTCATACGGATAGTGGATTTCTTCTTCCCACACAGAAAGCCTGAATTCCGGCTCGTCACGTTCATTCAGGTATTTTCTAAAATGGTAGTTAATATCACTCACATAACCGGCAGCGGTATAGACATCTTCAATCATGTCAGAAGCCATTTCCTTCTGGCAAAACGGGCAACGGATTGCCTGTGGTTTTACATTTAGATTTAGAGGAAAAGATTTACCACATTGTGAGCAAGTTAAGCTAGCGCGCGTAAACATTGCCAATTTATTCACCTCCCTTCGATGCAATTATCTCACTCGGCGGGAGGCAATCACACATTATTCAGTTTTCAAGTTAAGGAGGTTAATCCAAAATGCCATCACAGGTAACCGTTATGAAAAAGCTACAAGAAACCAATCCTATCAAAGCAATGATTGTGCAACTGATTAAAATATCTGAAAGAACTGGTGATGGGACGATTTAAAATCCAGTCAGATATGTGGATTATTACTACACCATGGATGGCGAAAAGGTGGCTACTGCTTATGACGTTCGACCGGAGGATGTTTGATCATTTGATTCATCTTAACAATGGTGATGAAAATGTCTAGATAGGATTTTATTTCTTCCAGTGCTTGACTTGGGTTGAAATCATCGGAGCGATTCCAATGTACAAAGTCGTTGGCTGTTAGTCTAACCACGTCTGCTGGAACCATTCCAAATGGATTTTCTCCGAAATATTGGTTGATAGCTTGACCGAGATTCATTTTTGCAATCTTAGAAGTCGAATCTTCAGTTATATCGAGCGCGCAATCCTTCAGAAGAACCTCTAATGCGGCCCGATATCCCATACCTGCAAGATCAAGGTCTCCGCTAAGCTCAGATCGTTCAGCAGAATTATAAAGAGATATGAACCTAGGAGAGAGCTGTTTGAGCAAGTCGTCAAATTTTGTACCTTTTTGTTCTGGGTAGAGCATTTGCTGGCGCAATATTTCACCGTCTTTTGAGGCTATAACTGCAATCGATTCTTTTGCGCAGTATGTACAGTGATAGCGCAGCACAAACGTATTAATGTTCCCTTCTAAAAAGTGATCTTTGACAGCGATAGTTGGATTAAAAGATACGTGGCACCAAGGACACAGAGATGGAATCTCAAAAGAAAATTTTGTGCCAGAGAGTATGTCACTTACCACCTTCAGGGGCTTTATATATTCATTCATTTCTCCACCTCGTTGTAAGGTGGGAAGTCGAAAAAGTCACGGACGGATATTCCGAGGCCAGAACACAGCGCAGGCAGAAGCTCAATTGGGAAACGGGTGACATTTTCTTCTGTCATTAAATCGATTATTGGCAAAGGGTCAACACTTGCCAAAGTACAGAAAGAGCTAATGCTTTGTCCTCTTTGCTCAATAAGCGTGACAAATCTGTACAAGATAAGTCTTGAAGTTGGATCAATCGGATCAAGCTTGAAGTTTTTCTCCATGGCTAATACTGATTCACTCTTTTCCATTTAAAAGAATCCTCCTCACTCGTTCACGTTCCTCAGGTGTCAAGGCATTACCTAGTTCTTCCCACTTAGAACGCTGCTTAGCGGCAGATGAGCCGTCAGGGCGCTGATTGTACGGAGGAAAGTCGAGGAACTCGGTGAGGGACATGCCAAGGCCAGACGCGACTTTTGCTAGGGTGTTTATGCCAGGATTGGCTGACCGTGTGCTGATAATTGCGCTCAGAGAAGACTGAGAAATTCCAGCGATTAGCGCCAGTCGGTTGGCTGTCAGATTCTTATTTTCCAATAGTTGTTCAATATGACGACTCAGAAGGCTTTCAGGGCTATCCATGATCTCACTCCTAACGATATATGACTAAGAAGATTGTACCCAGTTAACGAAATATTTTGGAAAATTAGCACGATATGCTTGCATATTAGTAATATCGTGCTAATATATAGCTATAGATTAGCAACATATTACTAACCGGAAGGAGGCAATTATGAAAGCAAGCGAACTGGTTCGCCTATACCGAAAGCGCTCGCACATGTCCCAGACTGAGCTGTCGAATCTCAGTGGTGTTGCTCAAACAACTATTAGCGCAATTGAGCGTGGTGTTGACCCAACTTGGGACAACATGAAGAAGTTGGCGTTGGCGCTGAACATTACAGTAGATGATTTGATGGGGACGGAGGTGAAGAACTAATGGAAGCAACAAAGGAAGAACTTAAGGCTGCATTCAAAGATCTCCTTTCTGATAATGACTTTCGCCGTGAGATACGTTCCGAAATTTCTCCAGTCGGCGGTCTTAATCCAGAAGCGAAGTCCTTCAAGGCAGAAGTCAAAGACAAGTTGCAAAAAAGATATGAACAGCGCTTCGGGAAGGAAGCATATGGCAGCTACAAACTGGTAGAAGCTTTCAATACATTGCTTAGGTATCATTTTGATCTTCGGAACGTTTCATCGTTATCTGACGATCAGGTGCCACAAGCACGTGAATTGTTCGATGAATACACAAAGCTACTTGATTTAAGGAGGCCCCAAAATGAATGAACTAATCAAGACCATCACACGTGATGATGGAACTATCGCAGTAAGCGGTCGCGAGCTGCACGATTTTTTGGGAGTTGGCAAAGACTTCTCCAACTGGTTCAAAGATATGGCCTCGTATGGGTTTGAAGAAGGTAAAGACTTTTCGCCGTTTTCGGCGAAAACCCCAAATGGCGGGCGTCCACGCATTGAATATGTCATGACGCTAGACATGGCAAAGGAAGTTGCCATGATCCAACGGACGAATAAAGGTAAGCAAGCCCGCCAGTATTTCATCTCTGTGGAGAAGCGGTACAAGCAACTCGCAGCACTGCCTCGGACTCCCGAGGAAAAGCTTGCTTTAACCATGGAAGTGGCCAATAGGAGCGCCGAGAAGGTCATGAAGCTTGACAACCGTGTCACTGATTTAGAAAAGAACGCCCCAATTGCTCCGGGAGAATACAGCTACATCAGCCGACAGGTGCGGAACGTGGTTGAGAGTTATATCAATACGCATCATCTTCGGATAACCCAGAAGCAACGTGGACTACTCTACAAAGATGTCAGTCGCGGTATGAACGAGTACGTCGGTATCAAGACACGAACCCAACTCCGCAAGCGAGATTTTGACAGGGCAGACGAGTTCGTCAGTAACTGGCATCCGTCAACTGCCACGATGATGCTGATTAGGGAAACACAAGACGATCAACAAAAAGTCTCTGATCAACTTGCTATGGGTTAATCATAGCCTTCTCTAGCATGAATCAATATCCACCAATATTTCATCTTTTAAAGGAAGTGGAACGTATGAAAGCAACAATTAGTAGCCCTTTGAATAGGTTCGCTACTAGAACCAACACGCCACAGAAGGTGATCGCTTATGCAGCAAAATTAGGGCGCTCAACGATCAACAACTATTTTCATGGAACTCCCATTAGAGCAAATGAGGCTACTGACATTGCCAATTCGATGAATGACAGCGAACTAAGCTATGAAATGGCTAACTTGTTTCTGGGAATACCTAAGCTGTTTAGCGGTGACGGAATATACCACGATTTACGCGGGCTTTTATTCACCGATAAACGAGAAGAAGACGAGGAGAAAGCTTCTTTCATCAAGCACGACATTGAGGGCCTTGCTAATGACCCCAACTTTACACGCGATGACGCTAAAAACTTGAAAGCATACGCATTCGAAAAAATGGATAGCACAGTTGCAGATCTAACCGAGCTGAATGCCATTTGTGAAATGCTAGGCATCTCAATTATGGATCTTTTCAGCGAAAGGCTCCCACATTATCAAAAACTTCATTATATGAGGAAGGATGAGCAGGCATGGAACAAGGATTCACACTGATCGATCCCACTAAGCCGCAAAGGACACGCAAGCCATTTAAACCGAAAATTTATTGGACGCCAAAAGATGTCATGGCGCACTATCAGGTTTCTGCTGCGACAGTGAGCCGTTGGAAGAAGCGTGGCGCTCCATTCGTTGGACCAGGTAAAACACAGCGAGTTGAGCCTGAGAAGATGGAGCGCTGGTTTGCACGACAATAGGAGGCCTAACGATGTTAGAAGCGATCATGTCAGTGCTGTTCGACCCAACATCAGCCTTTTGGAAATATCTGCTTGTCGCTCTCGCCGGCATCATGATCGGCGCCACAGCAGTAGGAGGCTGGAAACAATGGACACGATAAAAAGAGCACAAAAAAATCCCGTAGCTCTAACTACGGGAAGTCAAAAACTTAGCACATTAAATTATAGCTTAATTTTATCACGGAAGGCGGTTGATGACCATGCTTGATTACAACACAGCGGTTCTGAACGAGTATCAACGGCGAGAAGCACTTGAAGATAAAGCCATCGCTGAGTGGGAATTCTATCACGGTACTGTCTTGCCCAAAGATATGGATTTCGAACAAGCGGAGGAGTTCTTGGCCACCGCCGATGAATATGAAGTTGATACAAAGAAGCCTTGGCTCTATCAAAGCTGTGCTACATCGCGTTATGAGGGCGCCTTTAACAAAGACAAAGCGAAGGAATACTTGAAAGATTGGATCAACATTCACGGCCCTGAGCGATTCTTAAAAGACGCTGCTAGTTCTACGTATCCGAAAACAGAACTGGTTGAGATTTTCTTCGGCGGTGACAGCTTAGACGTTATTGATTTCATGAAGAATCAAGGATTTCAGGAATGGAAATAGGAGGAGCAGCATATGACGACACAATATGACCTAACAAAAATGCCGGTTAAGCAACTAATTGAGACACAGGCTATTCGAAACAAGTTTGCGGCGGTTCTGGACAAACGGGCACCACAGTTTCTTTCATCGATTGCCAGCGCGGTAAGCCTTAATCCAAGCTTAGCCAGAGTTGATCAGTTAAGTGTTATCAACTCGGCTATGGTAGCAGCAACGCTCGATCTTCCGGTTAATCCGAGCCTGGGCTTTGTCTACATCGTTCCATACAAGAACCAGGCGCAGCCACAGATTGGTTATAAAGGCTACATCCAATTAGCTCAACGATCAGGACGGTATCAGCGCCTGACTGCTTTACCAATTTATGAAGATGAGTTCAAGAGCTGGAATCCACTAACAGAGGAACTTGAGTACACGCCGAACTTCCACGATCGCAAAGCAAGCGAAAAACCGGTTGGCTACGCCGCATCGTTCAAACTGACTAACGGTTTTGAAAAGATGGTCTATTGGACTTATCAGCAAGTCGATGATCATCGCAAGCGTTTCAGCAAATCTGGTGGTGGCGCTGAGCCCAAGGGCGTTTGGAAAGACAACTACGAAGCTATGGCCCTGAAGACAGTAATCAAATCGCTGCTGACTAAGTGGGGTCCAATGACAACCGACATGCAAAGCGCGGTCAGTGCCGATGAAAAACCAGTCGAAGCTGATCCAGAACTGAAGGATGTTACCCCCGAGGATCCTAACTCGATCGAGGATGCACTTAACGCTCCCGCTGAACCCGTCACAAAATCGGAGGTGAAGCCAGATGCTCTTAAGCCAGACATTACCCACGACCCAAATGCCGGAAAGCAAACCGACATCTTTGACGGTCAACAAGGATAATTATTACTCGCTGGATACCAGTTTCAAATATCAGTCTGCTACCTGGTTTAAGAAGTTTCTGACATGCGAAGCAGAAGCGGTGGCCGAGTTACAAGGTAAATGGACACCAAAAGGTGATCCGACTGCCTTGCTGGTTGGAAACTATCTACACAGCTATTTTGAATCCAAGCAAGCTCATGAGTCTTTTATCAAAGGACACCCAGAGATGTTCTCAACTCGTGGATCATCAAAAGGACAACTGAAAGCTCCGTATAAACAAGCTGATGCGATGATTGCCACGCTTGAAGCTGATGAGAATGTTCAACGACTTTATCAGGGCGAAAAAGAAGAGATCCTGACCGGTGATCTGTATGGGGTCGAGTGGATGGGCAAGCTGGACTGCTTCGACTCCACAAAGTCATTCTTTTTGGATCTAAAGACCACACAGTCGCTTCACAAGAAGTATTGGAAACCAGGAGAACGTCAACCAACCAGTTTCGTTGATGCCTATAACTATCAGCTTCAGATGGCGGTTTATCAGGAGCTGATTTACCAAAATTACGGAACGCGACCAAGAGCATTCATCATTGCCGTGACTAAGGAAGATGTGCCCGACCATGCAGTCATCGAAGTACCACAGTACCGTATGGACGAGGCACTGGAAGAGATCCAGGACAGCACAGAACGCATTGAGGCGGTTAAATCCGGTCAGGTGCGGCCACATCGCTGTGAGGTCTGTGATTACTGCAAGGCAACTAAACGAGTCGCCACAATTATCAGCATGGATGAGCTAGTCGAGTAGGAGGTGACTCACCGCATGGATTTATTCAAGCTAATTCGAGAGTTCTACATTCAGCAAAGCGTTAATCCGCTAAGCACAGGACAGATAGCATTATGGCATGGGCTGGTTTACCAATGTAACCAGCTAGGCTGGCCAAGCGAATTCAATATGCCGAATCGAACACTTGAAACGTTGACTGGTTTAAGCCGTCAGGGCATCGTCAAAGCCCGCAACGCGCTAAAGCAGTCAGGGCTGATAGATTTTCAAACTAACGGTGTTAAGGCAACGACCTACTCAGTCATCGATATTTCACGAAAACTTAGTACGTCAGATAATAGGCAACCTAGTAGTCAAGCTGATGACAGTGTGTCAAATAGTAGGCAACACAGTAGGCAACCTAGTAGGCAACACAGTTTACAAGGTAGTTTACAACCTAGTAGGCAACACAGTGGCACATACACTAAACAAGACGAGACTAAACTAGACAAAACTAAACGACAACAGACTACTGCTCCAGTAAAGGCAGCAGAGAGGCCTGCTGAAGAACCGTCATCGTCGTCGTCATCAATTCTTGATATTTGCAATTTCTGGGAAGGCAACGGGTTTGGACAACTGTCACCGTTCACCAGAGAAAGCCTTGTTGATTGGGTTGATGACATGCGAAAAGCAGGATCACCTGAACCTGAGAAGCTAGTCCTAAATGCGCTGCGGACTGCGGTTGAAAGCAATGTCAGAAACTACAAGTACGTCAACGGCATCTTGAAAAACTGGGAAAGCAAGCGTCTTCTCACGGTTGCTGCTGTCGAAGCAAACGATAGTGAACGCCAGTCAAACCGAACGCCGCGCACCGAACCGAAAAAGGAGAACTGGGGATATGGAGTCGACTAAAGGCCTATTCACACATGCTGACGTGCAAAGAATCATTGAGAAGCGTGGAATTGACGTTAATACGCTGCCAACTCAGGCCGAGATTGAACGGCGTTTCCACGAACGCTCTATGGCCGCATTGAACCGTAAAAAGGCACGTGCCATTTATCGCTACTCAGTCTTCCCTGGTGACGTTCCAGCTAAGTTTACGTTCGATAAATGGCGGCCTGAAATGCAGACGGATCAGCAAAACTCTAGGAATCTGGGGAATCGTGCATACAAGCTGACCAAGCAAATGGCGGAAGTGCCTAAGAACGTGGTTCTGTTTGGACCCCGTGGGACGGGTAAAACATCCTTGGCCTTAGCGATGCTGACGAGTCTACGAGATGAAGGCCAGTCAGGGCTGTTTATTTCAACAGCAGAGCTTAGTAACCTAATGAGCTTGCAATACGATGCGCCAGACGTTCGCCAGCGTTTAGCGGGCATTGAGCGCGCAATGAAAGAGGCTGACGTGCTACTACTGGACGACTTCGGCACAGAGGGCGGTATGAAGCTCGACATCAAGCCCGTGAGACGCGACATTCAGGAACTGATGTATCGTGTTGCGAATGCCCGTCTTGATTTTGAGAGCAACAGTCCCCGTCTATCAACAATCATCACAACTAACAACGAGATGAGCGAGCTTGAGCATATGTACAACAGCAAACTCATCAGTCGAATTATTCCAAAATCAAAAGACTGCACATTGAACTTTGAAAAGTTAACGGACGTAAGGGGGAAAAGATCGTGACAGCAGAAGAAATGACAAATAGAGCTTTGCAGCATTTGGACAAGCACTTGCTGGCCTACGAAGCGTCCTTGAATCAAACGATAGCTGACATTGAAAGCGATTATGATCAAGGCTACCTAGACGTTACCGAAGCACAGTGGCAAGACATTATCGTACTTTTAGGCGCTGTTATTCACGCTGATACGCGCATGATTTGCGAAGCGTCAGAGAGTATCTATGCTGACGGTGGCGTATCGGGGAGCTTGCTGCGTTTATTGTGGCTAGCTAAGCATTTCGCAACACTAGATTTTTCAATGAAACCGAGCATTAAACAGGAGGCATTCTAAATGCAAGCAATTAAATCAACAGTGAACGTCGGCGATCTGGTTGTGGTTCCTGATCGAGTATTCATGGGCGTGCGTGATCTCGGCGGTGTGGCACGAATCATCAGGGTTGAACGATACAACGCCAGAGGTGCAAGCCAAGACATCAACAAGCCAGTTGTTTTTGACGGCAATGCGTCTAAAGAGCTAATCACAACGGTTGAGATGGTTGACGGCAAGCAACGTCAATACTATCTGAAGGACGTGAAGCCGGCGTGAACAGGATTATTATTCCATTGCCCCTCATGACTCTTAACCAGTACATCAAGGTTGAACGAGGAAACATGTTCGGCGGAGCAAAAGTCAAGAAACAAGCAACAGAAACGGTAATGTTGGCTGTGAGAAAAGCGATGAATCAGGGCGTGAAATTTCAATGGGGAAAACCTCTAAGTTTCGACTGGTACTGGTATGACAAGCGAACAGACCCAGACAACATCGCGTTTCAGCACAAGTTTATCTTCGACGGCATGCAAAAGGCTGAATTTTTAGAAAACGATAACTGGGATCACATTGTAGAACTGCGAGATCGGTTCTTTATTGACAAAGCTAACCCGAGAGTTGAAGTCGAAGAAATCGATTGAAGGAGGCCGACTCATGGAAAACGAAGTAGACGATATTTACATCAGCCAAGTGACCGGTGAGCCGGTTTACGCGGACATCAAAGGAATTTTGTACAAGCTTACGAAAGTAGAGGACGAAAAATGAGCGAAGAAAAACTGTACGCGGTAAAGAACGATGAAGGCGGATACTGGAATTTTGCAGATCGAGATGGCTTCTTTGAATTAGACTTCGCATCTTGCTCGGTCACAGATGACGAGAGATATACAAAAAATGTGGTTCGTGATCATGGCGGCCACGTTGTCGCGCTCGTTGAGGAACCTGAAAAGGTAGTGCTGAGCAAAAAGCAGGCCGAAATTGTTGACGACGCACATGAAGACTGCTGTCCGGCAACGTACATTTCTAAGCATGGCCTTGATGAACAGCTATTAATTAATGCTTACGTCAACGGCTACACCGTGGCAAAGGAGAAGAAATACAACGTCAAGGTGCCGCATACCAAAGATGTTTGGTATTTCAAGACGATTGAAGCATATTTGCTGACGATTTCGGATAAAAAACTTCGCAGTGAGTTCACCGAATCAGAGATCGAGCATTACGGCCTGCAAGACTGCGATAAAGAAGAGGTGACTGACGATGAGGAAGTATGAGTGCCAAGATATGTTTTCACACAAGGTCATCGCGACATTCGATATCTACGATGAGGCCGATAAATTCATGGACGAAGCGTATGACTATTCCGATTGGTGGACTGTTCCTGCAATGACTATTGTGGAGGTGACTGACAATGCTGATTAAGCTAGACAGCGGAAAGTTGCTCAATCTATCGGCGGTATCGTATATCTCAAATACTGAAATGCTGGCTTATTTCAAACAGCCGGTGATAACAAATGGAGATAGCTTTCAAACAGCAAAATGCTTTGGCGTTGGTGTAACAGAAGCCGACATTGAGCGAATTATTGCAGCGAGTGCCGCTAACGGGGAGGTGACTGACAATGAGCAAAAGCAAGGACGTTGACGCTTATCTTCAAGGCGAACTGTGTGCAAAGGCCGAACTTGCAACTAAGTTATTGCATGACATTGCCTGGTCTAAATGGACGACTGACGCGATGACTGCACGTGTTGACCCAATCTACAAGCAAGCCAGGGAAATAAGCTATTGGCTATTAAACAGTGACGACTGGTACACCGAAAACGAGGACGGGAGCGAAGACAATGAGGAGAAAGATAAGCGTGTTTGAGCTTAGATCAAGTGTAGACGTTGATAGTGTGAACCTTTTTTTGAAATTACATCCACAAGCTAAATTAAGCTACACCGGAAGCGATCAGTGCTCATATGATGCCCTTGTAATTGCTGACTATGAAGATGATGAAGAGAACGATGAGGTGGAGGTGACCGAGCATGACTAAGGAAACTAAACAGGACGTATTTGAGGACGCATTGAGAGCATTGGAAGAGTTCGGCGAGCAGGGTAGTAGTTGGGAGATGGCCTACGATGACCTAAGCGCCCGTTACGCTGCGGCCAGTGACAGCGATACATACTGCCCATACTGCCATGATCCAATCGTGATTAATTATTGTCCGATGTGCGGACGCAGGCTGGAAGCAAAGCAATGATTGCCGTCATGCTGCTAATCTCAGGTGCTGCAATATGGGCGTGGGCTAACTGGAAAAGAGGAAAATAAAATGAATGATCGGCATCGAGCAGTCATGCGAGCGCGCATTAGGTATGAACGCAGGAAACATGAGCGAACAATGGACGAATTCGCAAAAGCACTTTATCCAGTCTTCAAGGCGGCCGCTGCCACGATTGAACAATGGCTTGCTGCCTTCCAGTTCAGGTAAACAAAAAGCGCGCCTGATTAGGGACGCGCCGGAGGCCAGTGTGTAAATTGAACCTAGGGTAATAATCATTTGGAGTGGGCCTCCGAAGACAGTATAACAAAAGCGCACCATTACGGCACGCCTATCCCCAAACTTTTACAAAATTTATTATACCATAAGGAGTGGACGCAGTGGTGCGAGCAACGAGATATTTTAGCCCAATTGATCATGACAAAACAATTGAAAACGCCAAAGAGGTCTTGGGGAACTACCGGCATCACAAGCGGCTCGCTCAACGCACCAAAATAGCGCTCAGAAGCCCCGTGATGGACGGCATGCCCAAGTCACCTAGCTATGGCAACAAAGCCGAGGAAAAGCTCGTATCGCACGCTGACGAGCTGTACTATATAGCGTGCTGTGAAGGTGCTATCGAATCTCTGGATTCAGCGAATCATCGGCTTATACTAACAAGTTCTTACTTAACCAAACGATATAGTGACCAGCAAATAATGGACAAGCTGTTTTTATCAAAAGCCCAGTATTATCGAACAAAACGAGAAGCGTTAATCGCATTCGCTGAGATTTGCCCATTGGTTGAAATCGAGATGAGACCTTTGTGAGACCTTTCAACTGTTTTTCTGTCATATGATGGTATTGTGCCAAAGGTGAGAAACCTGAGACACCGCATTTTACCCCCGAGCCATGGTGATGATAAAGCTGTGGCAAGGCGTGGCAAATGAGGACTGGCTGAGATAGTCAGGCGGGTTCGATTCCCGCATGCCACATTGTCCAGTTTAGCGACCGGACACAGCTTGCGATGACCCCATCTGACACTGGGAGAGCGAGCAAAAGGGCTATGATGGATGCGCGTATCCGAAAAATAATGCGAAAATGATGGAGAAGAGCTACATACGTCCATGTAGTAAGCGTGCTGATTGTACGCCTCAACCATCGTTGACATCGCTGTGGCGGAATAGGTAGACGCCAACCAGTACATGCGCATGCTTAAGAGGGGCTGGCAATGGCCCATGTCGGGTGCAAATCCCGACCAGCGATATACGGCCGATAATTGAGACGTTTTGCAGCGTCAACAAATTAAACCGCTATGTTAGCGCGACATAGTAAGCCAATCTATTATGCTAGTAGATTGCAATGATGGGGCAGATGCGGCTCGCCCATCAATGAACAGGAGCAACCGAAGGCCTAACGGCTCCATAGGACAACTACCCAAGTGCACGGGCAAGTTTATCGGGTTCGAATCCCGGCGGTTGCGTTGAAGCACTTCGCTAAGGTGAGGTGCTATTTTTGTGCAACAAAAAGGCCCTCGCTCTGGGAAAACGAAGGCCAATCAATTTTTGGAGTGTGAGAACGAACTCACCAACTGATTGTAACACAATACTTATAATAGGCACATAAAAAAGCTCTCGGTTGGGGGCCGAGAGCTAGAAGATTAGGGTAGTACCGAGGAGTGAAAATGAGTATTTATTGGGAACAATTTAATTTTAGCTTATTGAAATCTTTTAAGCAACAAAAAAGCTCTCGGGGACGAGTCCGAGAGCCTGAGGAATAAAAATGAAAAGAGCAGCACATGATTGCATGTGGCTCACAATTATTATATTTCAGGAGGCGAGTAGATGCAATGGACAGATGAACAAATCAGTGGCATTAGGAAACTCGCCTCTGAAGGCTTTACCAGACGCGAGACAGCCGACAAGCTAGGGATTAGCTACGATGCGCTTCAAGGCAAAGCAAGACGGCTTGGCATCGAGTTCCAAAAACCACTGAAGAACGAATACGATTCAGACGGCACAAATAGGGAGACACCGTCCGCTGACAGAAAAGTTGCTCTTAATGCTGATGGTAGTCAAACAGTCACGGCCTTGATGAGACTCAAGCATGAGCCAAATAAAGACCCACGAACTTTGATGGAGTTGTGTGGATACGATCCTGATAAGTTCGAGATGGTCTTAGGCGACTACAAAGTGTATGAGCAGCATAGTACCGAAGACGGCACAGTTCCGCAGTACAGCATTCATATTCGCGTAAAGCCGAAACAAGGCTTATCGATAAGTGAAATGGCTGAAGCGTTCAACGACAAAATCATTCCGGTCAATTACGGCATGAAGAAATCGGGCAATCGCAACTTAGTCATCCCATTGCCTGACCTGCATTTTGGCTGGACAACATTCGCCGATCTAAAAGACATGGTGAGTCAACTTAGAGAGATCATCATGGACGGCTACAACGAGATTGTGATCGAGCAATTGGGAGATCTGTTCCATAGTGATCAGATTCATGCAACACAAACGGTTAGAGGGACACAACTAGATCACGCAAACATGCGTCAGGCATTCCATGATGCTGTGAAGTTGTTTGATCAGATTATTCCGCTGGCAATTGAATATAGCAATCGCGTCTCAATAAAGAGCGTGTTCGGTAACCATTCAGGTGATCTCGAATACGCTTTTCTTTATGCGCTGATAGATCGCTATCCACAAGTACACGTTGATCTCAATGACAGTAATCCGGCAACCGACTGGCGCTGTGCATACTTGCTAGGGCATGTTGGCATTATGCTCGCCCACGGAGATGTAGCCAAGGACAAGCTGACAGGGCTTTTTCCATTTGAGTACAAAAAGATATTCAATATGGCAAAAACATACGAACTTCACTCAGGCCACTATCATAGCGAGCGGTTTAAAGATGATCGTGGCATTATGTGGCGCCAGCTTGGAACTGCAAAGCCAAATGATCCCTATGAGATTAAGAATGGCTTCACCACAGGCAAACATCTGCTGTATGCGTTCGTTTATGACGACACGCGATTGAGGTGTACTTATGAACTCAACTAAGCGTATGGGAAGAGTAGACTACGGCTACGTCTGCGGAACAGAAAAATACATCATCGAGAAGTTGTCAAGAGAAGAGCGCCAAAAGAAGAAAGCTAAGGAAGACAAGAAAAAGCGCGGGAGGTGTGGTGATATGTGATGAAACTAAGCAAGCGGCAGAAAGCATTCGCTGATGCCTATCTAACCAACGGAGGCAACGCTACAGAAGCCGCGAGAGCTGCTGGATATTCGCCACACAACATTGGGGCTAACGCAGCGAAAACCCTAAAAAACCCTAAAATTCAAGCCTACATGAAACAGAGACTGCAACCGATTGAACGCAAGGCTAATATCGATGTTGAAAAGGCAATTATCCACTTGCTTGATATTGGCATGGGCCGTGAGATCACTGCCAGAAGCTCGACATACGACAATCTTAAAAAGATGATGCTAGAAGACACGACAATGAAGTATTCGCCGGGGCCTAAGCAGCAGGTTGAAGCTCTTGAATTGTATTTGAAGTATAAGGGCATGCTCAGAAACTCAAGCAAGGAACTAGAAGATCAGCAGATTGCCAAAACTAAGGCTGACGTTCGCAAGTCTGAAGCTGAGGCTGACATCATGGAAGCAAAAGCTAGCGCTTACCGCACTCCAGAAGGCCAATATGGAGGACTGAACAAGCTTTTAGCCGCAATTGATGAAAGCATTCCAAAGGACGGTGATGTCAATGACAACTCCGATTGATCAATTCAAAGGGAAACAGTTAGACATCATCAACTGGTGGCGCCGCTATCCAGACAAACAGACAATCATTGCTGATGGTGCTGTGCGTTCTGGAAAGACGTTTGCGATGTCGATCAGTTATGTTCTGTGGAGCATGATTGTGTTTGACCGCGAGCAATTTGGCATTGCCGGCAAAACCATTGGATCATTGCGTCGAAATGTTATCAGGCCACTCAAACAAACATTGCAACAAGTGGGGTTCTCAGTCGTGGATCGGCGTTCAGAAAATATGCTGGAAATCAGCCTTGATGGAAGAACCAACCTATACTACTTATTCGGCGGTAAAGATGAAAGCAGCCAAGATCTGATTCAAGGGATCACGCTTGCCGGAATGTTCTTTGATGAAGCAGCTCTCATGCCACAGTCGTTTGTCAATCAAGCGACAGCGCGTGTTTCAGTTACTGGCGGAAAATACTGGTTCAATATGAACCCAGAGGGCCCGTATCACTGGTTCAAAACTGACTGGATTGATCAAGCGGACGAAAAACGCGCATTGCGTCTCCATTTCGTGATGACGGACAACCCAAGCCTGAGTGATGAAGTTATTGACAGGTACGAACATATGTACTCAGGAGTGTTTTACCAGCGATATATTCTGGGACAATGGGTTCTGGCTGATGGAATTGTCTACGACAACTTCAATAAAGACGAGATGGTCAGCAATCCGAACCAGCAACCAAGCCGATACTATGTCAGTGTGGACTATGGCACACAGAACCCCACAGTTTTCTTACTTTGGGGTAAATGCGGGTCTGTTTGGTATTGTCTCAAAGAGTATTACTACGATGGACGGCATAGCAGCAGACAGAAGACAGATGATGAATACGCTCGGGATTTCAGCCAATTTGTCGGTGACATACGCTGTGAAGTGATTGTTGATCCATCAGCGGCTTCATTTATTGCCAAACTGAGAGAACGCCGGTATCGGGTTATTAAAGCTGATAACGATGTGCTAAACGGCATTAGAGAAACGCAAACAGCTATGAACTCTGGTGAGATCAAGTTCACACCTGGGCTAACTAATCTGTTCAAAGAGTTCGCTTCTTATGTGTGGGATGACAAGGCCAGTCAAAAGGGTGAAGACAAAGTGGTCAAGGCACATGACCACGCAATGGACGCCATGAGGTATTTTGTCATGCAGGTAATCAAACGGAGAAATGCAGCTCATACGTTCAAGAACACAAGCAAATACTTCTAAGGAGGTGGCCATCATATTAACAGTTCAAGGGAAAGGCTCAATCACAGACGGAGATGTGTTTATTTTCCCGACTGATGAAGAGCTAACTGGCGATGACATCAATGCGTTTATTACTGCCAATGATGATCTAGCTAAAAACAAGTACCTTCCAGCAAAGAAAATGTACCTCGGTCAGCACCAGATTATTGATGATGCGAAAAAGGACCACGGGCCAGACAATCGTCTTGTTGGGAACTTGGCTCATTATATCGTGGATACCTACAATGGGTTTTACATTGGCATTCCACCGAAGATCACGCTCGATAACACACAGGACAACACCGTGTTGCAAGAGTGGAACGACACAAACAGCGTTCAGGACAAATTAAGCGAGATCAGCAAGCAAGCATCCATTTACGGACGGGCGCTTGCTTTTTTGTACCAAGACGAGAACAGCAAGACGTGTATTGCATACAGTTCACCTATCAATTCATTCCTCATCTATGATGACACGGTAGCACATAAAGCCGTTGCATTTGTCATGTATTGGCATGATGAAGACAACAATTTAACTGGCAAGGTGTATCTGAAAGACGGCATATACGCTCTTGATATGACACGTCTTGAAGGGACAGACGGATTTAACCCATTTAACGAAGTACCAGCAGTTGAGTTCTTCATGAACACCGAGCGACAAGGCATCTTTGAGAACGTTGAAACGCTCATCAATGCTTTAGACAAGGTGCTAAGCCAGAAGGCGAATCAGAATGAGTATTTTGACAATGCGTACTTGGTTCTAAAAGGTCTGAAACTCGATGAGGACGATGACGGCAACCCCAAACTCGATCTTAATGGCAACCAAATCATCTATGCTCCAGACGCTGATTCTGCTCAAGGCGTAGCTGAATTTCTGACCAAACCTGATGGTGATGCCATTCAAGAACACCTCATTGACCGTCTCATCAGCATGATCTATCAGATTAGCATGGTCGCAAATCTGAACGACGAAGCATTCAGCGGTAATAGTTCTGGCGTTGCATTACAGTACAAATTGCTACCAATGAGGAACCTAGCTGCCAATCAAGATCGTAAGTTCACACAGTCACTCCGGGAGCTGTACAAGATTGCATTCAGTGTTGGGACAATCCTTCCAGAAAGTAAATCTGATGACTGGCAAAAGCTTAACTTCACATTCACGCGAAATCTTCCGGAGAACATTACTGACGAAGCAGACGCAGCTTCTAAACTCAAAGGCCTAGTATCAGATCAGACTATGCTTAGCACCTTATCATTTGTCGATGATCCCAAGGCCGAAATGAAACGCATCGCTGATGAGATCGCCCAGAAAGCAAAAGACGCTGCTACTAACAGCCTGTCAAACACAGACTTCCAGAAATTTCTGAATGGTGGTGGCAATGATGACAACAACGACTCAGCAACAGATAGCGAGTAATTCTGCCTACTGGAATAAGCGAACGGCCGCTGAACGGAAATGGATTGTCGAGAACCTTAAGAATGACGAGGCGTTCAATGCCAGAATTCAGGAATATTTTGACAAAGCTTTAACCAACATTCAAAAGGATATTGATTCAGAGCTTGCCAAGTATGCCGCATATAGCAACGACAGTATGGCCGGTACGCGTCAAGCAGTGATGGCTACCGATATTAAAGCTTATCAAGCGGAAGCAAAGTCGATTGTTGATGATGCTAGAAAGATGTACAACGGCGAACCGCTCAAATATTCCGACTTTAGCAAGGATGTCAATGATCGTCTCAAGCTATACAACGCTACCATGCGCATTAATCGCTTAGAAATGCTCAAGAGTAAGATTGGTCAAGAAATGCTTGATGCACACATGAAAGTGAACGCTGATCTAATCTCAAAATTGAGCGATGATTATCAATCCGAGATCAAACGGCAAGCCGGAATACTTGGAGAGACGGTATCTAAGGGTGGGTACACTGATTTAGCCAAGTTGCTCTCCAAACGAGAGGGAGATTACACCTTCTCACAACGCATTTGGATCAACCAAGACATTCTAAAGGCTGAACTGGATGAACTGCTGACATCCGCCACCATTCAAGGACAGAGCCCACTAAAGACTGCTCGCAAGTTACGCGGTCAAGTGGCAGAAACGGTGAACAATCACCGCTATGTGACAGAACGAATTGCACGTACTGAGTCAGCTCGGATTCAAACACAGGCGCAATTAGATAGCTTCAATAAGTTCGGCTATGACTATTGCAAATGGGTGGCTGAACCAAGCGCGTGTGATGTGTGCAAGGAGATTTCAGAAGGTGGCAGAACTGGTAGAGGCATTTATCGTGTAGACGATGTGCCAGATATTCCAGTTCACCCCAACTGCCGATGTTCCATTGCGGCATATGCGCCAGATGATGATTAGGAGGAAACAATGAAGCTACCAGAAAAAGTATTGATTGATGATATCGAGTACAAGGTTGAGGAGGTCAGTCACAAAGAGCTTCAGCTAAGTAGCGAAGACTTAAAAGGCGAGTACTGGGGCGATACGCGTTATAAGCAAGCTAGTATCCGTATATGTGAAGGTATGGCTGAGGATGAGGCCAAAATCACTTTAGTACATGAGATTATCCACGCAATCCTGCAAGAGCGAGGGTTCGACCAGCAAAACAATGATGAGGCAATGGTTGACGGATTAGCACATGCGATTCGCATGTTGGCCAAGCAGAACTCAGAGCTGATCAAGGAGGTACTATCATGAAATCAGAAGGTTTGAAAACGCGTGAAAGCATTAAAAAGCGCCTGCTTGATTTGGCAGCAGAGGCTAATAGCATCAAAGATTATCAGCTAGGAGCGCTTATCCTGAATGCATATAACCGATGCGATGACAATGTGACTATCCAGAATGGCAATTTATATGTCAACGGCGAATTGATGATAATCGACAATGCGACACTTGCTAATCATTTGGCAATGTCCTCCACCGGTTACAATAAAGCACCATCTGGTAACGCGTCACATATAAGCACTCTTGAGCTAAGAGATGATGGCCCATATCTTAACGGCAAACGTATTAAAGGACTCATTGATATGAACATCGATTCAAAGGTCGGCGATCTTACCAAAGTTGTCATTAAGCTTGCTGCCAATGTGCATGGTATAGACGACATTGACAAAGGATATTCAATCTAGCCAAAATATGAAACTTATTTGTAAGCCGCAGCTAGCGGCTATTTTTATACCATCAAGTCCAAGCGTGATCGACTCTAAAAGCTCCGGTAAATTAAGACGCAAGCCTGATCCGTCTAAAAAGCTGTGGAAGGAGTTCTTAACATGATTCCCAAGATTTTAATGCCTATGAATTTGCAATTTTTCGCTGAAGATAACCCTCAAGGCGATCCGAAAGAGCCAGTCGATCCGCCTAAGCCAAAAGATGGTGATCCGGTAGACCCTCCTGAAGGTAAGAAGCAAGGAGAACCGGCTGACCCTGATCCTGATGGTAAGCACGTCTACACCGATGAACAGGTCAATGAAATCGTCAAGAAGCGTCTTGCTCGTGCCGAGAAGGAGAAGCAAGCTGCTGTTGACGAGGCTGCAAAGCTGGCCAAGATGAATGCCGACCAGAAGAAGGATTATGAGCTTCAAAAGGCTCAAAAAGAACGAGATGAGCTAAAATCGCAGCTCGCAAGCTACCAAATGGGAAAACAAGCTCGTTCAATGTTTGAAGAGGCCAAGCTGACAGTCACTGAGGACGATTTGCAGCACGTTGTAACACCAGAGGCAGAATCTACTGAGGCGAATGTAAAGTGGCTCATTGCGCATGATCAGGCAGTGGCTGAAGGTGTTCGTCAAGAGTTGCTTAAAGGCAGCACACCCAAAACGCATGGTTCAAAGGTGGAGACTCCGGGCGCGGCATTTGCTAAACAACGGAATCAGCAGAGCCAAGTTGTTAACGACCCATGGAAACAAAAATAAGGAGGTACTTTTATGTACGCAGGTAAAAAGGTAACCGCATCCGAGATCAACTTCTTGGATAGCGAAAAATTCGTTTCATTCACTCACCAAGCTGATAGTTCGACCACTGGTGTCGTAAATGGTGTATTGCCAGCAGGTTCTATCTATCCAAATAACGATGCAACGGCAATCGGCGTGACCATTAATGATGTTGACGTCAGCGAAGGTCCTCAGCCGGTAGGCGTCATCGTTGAAGGATATGTGAATGCAGCCCGCTTGCCAGTCAAGCCGGTAGCTGCTGCCATCACTGCGCTGAAAGAAATTAAATTCAGCCATGTTTCTGACTAAGGAGGATTAACTTATGCCAGCTATTTTAGATTTGTTTAATCAAAAGACGGTTCTTGATTACGTTCAAAACCGCCAGTACCCGCAATTACTTGGGAACACCTTGTTCCCATCAACTAAAATTAATCAATTGGATTTTGAATTTCTTCGTGGTGGGTCTAAGACGCCTATCGTGGCATCTATTTCTGCATTCGATTCGGAAGCGGAGATTGGCAGTCGTGAAGCGAGCGTTCAGGCTGCTGAACTTGGCTACATCAAACGCAAGATGCAGCTTAAGGAAAAGGACCTGATCGCATTACGCAATCCACGCACGCCGGCTGAACAGAACTACCTGACCAGCCTTGTGTACAACGACTTGGATGTTTTGGTTCAAGGCGTTTATGCACGCGTTGAAAAGATGCGCATGGAGGCTTTGGCAACTGGGAAGATCACCATCAATGAGAACAATCTCAACTTCAATGTTGATTACCATGTCCCAGAAGAACACCAAGTTGTCGCAACTACTTCTTGGGACGCTGATGGTGCTGATCCGATTAAGGACCTGCAAGACTGGTTTGCATTGCTCGACTACGTGCCAACACGTATCCTGACTTCTTCCAAGGTACAGACTGCCCTGATTCGGAGCAAGGCATTTGCTGACTACTTTAAGACAGCAGGCCTGCTACCTAGTGTTGGCAGTCTCAATGCGGTTATGCAGTCGTTCGGCTTGCCAACCATCGTGACGTATGATGCCAAGTACCGCAAGCAGGGAGCTAACGGTATCTATACCGTTGAACGGTACTTCCCAGAAGACACCTTGGTAGCATTTGGTGATGACCAGCTCGGGCAAACCGTTTATGGTCCTACCCCTGAAGAGTCCCGGCTGATCGCAACTCCGGGTGTTCAACAGGGCACTGTTGGTAATGTGTTCACCACCATTTATGAGACCACGCAGGACCCAATCGCAACTTGGGAAAAGGCAGCAGCCACTGCACTTCCTAGCTTCCCAGAAGCTGAGAACGTCTTGCAAGCCAAGGTACTGATCCCAAAACCATAGCGCCGGCCACTGGGATTACGCTTAGTCAGAAAACGGCGTCCCTAAAAGTCGGCGCTACCAAGCAAATTACTGTATCCGCTGATCCTGTAGATGCATCGGACGCAAGTGATGTTGTTAGCGCTGCTAAGTTCGTATCTAGCGACACTGGTGTTGCCACAGTCGCTGCTGATGGGACTATTACAGCGGTAGCAGTTGGTTCTACAACAATCACCGCAACAAGTGGTTCCTTCACTGCAACGGTAGCAGTTACCGTTAGCGCAGCGTAGTAGCTAGTAAACCGTCGCTTATGAAAATCACAGTGCTGCGAAAGCAGGGCGGCGGAAAGGAGGCATGACATGGCTGATGCTAATCCGGTAACACTTGCGGATTTGAAGACGATGATGGAAATCAAAACTGACACACAGGATGATGTGCTTAATCTCATCATTACCAACACCACCAAAGCTCTCCGGTTTAAGCTCGATTTAAAGCCCACAGAAGCCTTCCCAGAGGAGCTTTCATATATTGCCCTAGAAGTATGCGTTAGACGCTACAACAGGCGTAAGAACGAAGGAATGACGTCATACGAGCAAGAAGGACAGTCGTTCACGTTCAAGTCTAACGACTTCGATGATTTCGCTCATGACATCAACGACTGGAAAGAAGCCAACGGGAAGAATGCTAAGTCTCTTGGCACCGTCAGCTTCATTTCTGGCTATCCAAAGAGGTGATCATATGCGGTTAGATCATGAGGTTACATTCTGGCTTGATGATGAAGAATATAATCCGCAAACACATCAATACGGTGATGTGAAAAAGGTTGCCACCGCTGTTGCCAGCGTCACCGACATGGGAACCGACAAGAGCGCTCAGCTATTCGGAAACTATGCTCAAAAGGCAAAAGTAATCCGTTTAGCTGAGCCGATCACCGTCAATTGGAGCTATTTAACGATTGATGATGATGCAACACATTACGCTCTCAATACATCCCGAGCGCCCCTTCAGAACGCCACATTGATTGTAGGTGAGACGAAATGAGCAAAGCCAGTATCAGCTACAATATGCAGATAAAAGGCATGGACAAATTGGTTGCTGGTCTGCTTAAACGAGCAAAGATGGATGTTGTCAAGCAAATCGTCAAACAGCAGACGGCACAGCTCCAAACGCGTTCTCAGCAAATGACTGGAACCGTTTATGCACATCCCACTGGTGCTACCAAACGTGGTATTAATATTTCACTTGAAGACGATGGTCTGACTGGTATTGTTGGCATGTCAATGGAATATAACCCATATACCGAAAATGGGACTCGTTTCATGCGAGCACGTCCTGTATTGAAGCCAGCATTTCTTTATCAAAAAGTTCAGTTTATTAATCAGCTTAAACAAGCAGCAAAGTAGGTGATTCAAATCACATCACCAGAGCAAGAACTCTATGATTACTTCTATGCGTTTTCTCAGTCGGCTGGGTATAAGACTTACGACCATTTGCCCATGCAGAAGGAGAACGCCCCATATCCATTCGTCATTGTTGGCGATATTCAAGTTGTTCCTACTGCAACAAAGACATCACTCAATGGAAATGTGCTAATCACCATCGACATCTGGGGCGATAAAAAACAGCGTTTCACCGTATCTGATATGGCGGAGCGCTTTTTTCGTGCCGCGATTGGGCAAGTACTAACTGATGACTACCGATTCTATGGACGTGTAGAAGATCAGTCAAAAGAGTTCACACAAGACCAGAGCGTACCTGACACGGTTCTAAACCGAGCCACGCTGATACTCAATCTCAATATTTTATAGGAGGCCATAACATGGCAAATGAATTAAAAGTGCTCGAAGGCATGGACGTTGTTGCCTTGGCTCGCAAGCATAGCGATCAAGCAACGGTTAGCGGTCAAGTTATCCCTTGGCAGACGTCTCTTTCCTTTGATCCATCGATTAAAACTGATTCGACTGTTACTAAGGACGGCAATGTTGCAACTCGTGGATCGGCAGAAACAGACCTTGAAGTCGAATTTCTGAACAACACGGCCGCAATTGCAGACGTGATGTATGACTCACTGTTTGACGGTGAATTGCTCGACTTTTGGATTATCTACCGCAAGCGTAAGAATTCTGATGGCAAATATTACGCATGGTACATGCAAGTTACCGTTCAAGAAGACAGCAGCGACAATGACCCTGATGATCATTCCACTCGTGATGTCACGTTCTCAGTTAATGGAACGCCTAAGCGTGGCTGGACAACGCTAGACGACACCACTCAGGAGCAGGTTGATTACGTATTCCTTGGGGTTGGCAAGGTCACTGACACTGACAAGACCGGTGGTGGCACAGTTTGGAATAAGACTGTTGATCCGGGTACTAACACTGCTGGCACTGCACCAGCAAGCGGAACTGGTGCTGGAGCATAACAGCATAAGAGGCTTGTCATCAGTCGCCTAAGAAAGTCACAGTACGGGTAAAACCCGGGCGGCTTTAAAAGAAAGGACATTAAACATGCAATTAACCATTAATGGTAAAGAATATGAGCTTAACTTTGGCGTCCGCTTTGTTCGCGAACTCGACAAGACAATTGGGGCTTCTATCAAAGGAATCAACTTTGGCATGGGGGTCGCAAAGGCTTCAGTTGGCTTAGATTCATACGACTCCGCAGTGTTATCAGATGTCATCTATGCCGCGACAGCCGCTTCTAAAAAACGTCCGAGTCAAAAAGAAGTCGATGATTTCATTGACGAAGACGGGACTGACTTAGACTCACTCTTTAAACAGATTCCGGAAGAAATGCGGTCTGCTAACGCGGTCAAAGCGGCAACAAAAAACATGAAGGCCTAGATAAGGATGACAGCAAGACAAGCGAACAGCAATATCGTGAAATCTTGCTAAATTCGTTAGCCTATCTAGGCTTTTCTGATATTCGAGACATTGAACGTATGACACTTGTTGAGTATGAGCTACGTATGGAAGCCTATCAGCTTAAGCAAGTCGATAGACAGAACGAGATTGCACAGCAAGCATGGATGAACCAGCAAGTGCAGGCAACAACTGGGAGCAAGAACCCTAAACCTAAGTTCAAGACGTTTGATGACTTCTTTGACAAGAAAGCAACCGTTGATCAAGTGCGTTCAAGCTATGAACCAGATTATGAGATCTCGCTTATGAGCAAAACAGAATTAAAGCATTCTCGTGCGCAGATATTTGCAAAACGGATGGCCGAATTTCAGCGGTTGAAGCGCGAGGGCAAAATTATTCCATTATCAGAAAGAAAGGAGGGAGCACATGGCTGATAGCTACAGTGTTGAGGCAATTTTGTCGGCCGTTGACCGAAATTTTTCGGGTACTTTCAAGAACATCGCGAATTCTGCGTCAAAGGTCGGTGATAGCTTTGAAAAGTCAACAAAACCAGCGGGTAATTTTGTATCAACCGTGAGCAAAATTGCTGGAGCCATAGGTCTTACCAAAGTGGTAGGGGCTATTGGCGATGGTGTGAGAAGTATGGTAGGAGAACTAGACGAATCAAGCAAAGCTTGGCAGACGTTTGAGGGGAACATGAAGTTTCTGGGTAAGACGCCTGCACAGATTTCGTCAATTGAAAAGTCACTGCAATCATATGCTCAGGAGACTATTTATAGTTCGTCTGATATGGCCTCTGCCTATGCGCAGTTTGCATCAGTAGGTGTAAAAGGAGTAGGTAGTCTTGTCAAAGGCATGGGTGGCTTAGCTGCTGCTACTGATGACCCAAAGCAAGCGATGAAGACATTGATGGAACAAGGCACACAGATGGCCGCAAAGCCAATGGTTCAATGGGCTGACTTCCGTCTGATGCTAGAACAGACTCCTGCTGGTATGGCAGCCGTTGCTAAAGCAATGGGCATGAGCACCAAAGAACTGGTTCAGAATGTTCAAAACGGCAAAATAAGCACGCAGCAATTCTTCGATGGTATCGAAAAGGCAGGCAACAGCAAGGCTTTCCAGAAGATGGCCACGAGTTACAAGACAGTAGGCGAGGCAATGGACGGCCTTCAGGAAACACTGGCAAACAAGCTTCAGCCTGCATGGCAGGCAATGTCTAAAGTCGCTATCGGAGCTATTAGTGGAATTATCGATAAGATCGGAGCCATGAACTTCGATTCAGTTCTTGCTTCAATTGGTCGCTTCTTTTCTCCGTTTTCGGCATTGATTATGAATATTAAGACACAACTAAGCAGCTTAGGTAAGGGCGACTCGATGAGCGGACTCAGTTCCGTTTTCAAAGGAGTAGGGTCCGTTTTACAAACCATTTGGAGCCTAGTTGGTAGCTTAGCCAATGTTGCATTTGTCAATCTGATTGGCATTGCTCAAAAAGTTGGTGGTGCGTTCAATTCGGTGTTTGGTGGTGGGAAGATTTCGGGAGTTTTCGATGGTATCAAGCAAGCCGTCACTGACTTTGGCTATGCAGCCATGGGAGCCATCACAACTGTTAGTGATATTATTGCTAACTTACCGTGGAAAGCAATTTTTGAAGGTGTTAAGGCGGCTTTAACTGGTGTTGTTAACGTGCTGAAGCCAATTGCAGCTATTGTCAAAGCAGCATTTGCAAACGACATTGTTAAGTCGTTTGCAGTGGCAATCTTAGGAGCTGTGGGAGCCTTTAAGGGTATTAGTTTGGCCCTTGAAGGATTCTCCAGTGTCATCGGAATCTTTTCGAGGATGATCGGCCCAATTCGTGGCGTTATCGCTGTTGTTACTAATTTTGGAACGATTGCGAAAACTGCTGGCGGTATTTGGAAGGCTTTCGGATTGATCTTAGGCATGAATCCGTGGGTACTTTTGATTGCTGGGATTGCGGCAGTGGTTGCTGGTCTGGTGTACTTTTTTACCCAAACCCAGACTGGTCAAAAACTATGGTCGGGATTTGTTTCGTGGTTACAAGGAGCTTGGCAAGGACTTGTAGGAGTTGCGCAAACTGTTTGGAATGCTATATCTGGTGCGTTTACATCTGCAATTAGCGGCATTCAAACAGCTTGGAGCGGAATTACAGGTTTCTTTAGCAATCTATGGACTGGGATTACGACCACGGCATCAGCTGCTTGGGTGGCATTCACAACCACTCTCTCAGCTATCTGGCAAGGTGCTGTTACTTCAGCAACGGCAGTTTGGAACGCGCTATCCACATTCTTCACGACTCTATGGAATGGAATAGTAGCAGTAGCCACTGCTGTATGGTCAACCTTTGGCGGTTCCCTGACGACAATTTGGAATGGGATTGTCCAAGTTGCTACCGGTGTTTGGAACATGCTTAAAGCAGTTATTATGGGTCCCATTCTTATTGTCATTGATTTGCTTACTGCAAATTGGACACAGCTAGGCGCTGATCTCCAGCTGATCTGGAACAGCATTGTTTCCGCCGCTGGTCAGATATGGAATGGCCTTGTTACGTATTTCTCCGGTATTTGGAGCCTTATTCAAACTTATGCAATGACTGTTTGGAATACTTTGGTTTCAACTTTAGAGGGGCTTTGGAATGGTGCAGTATCTGCCGCTTCCGCTATTTGGAGTGCGCTTTCGTCATTTTTCAGCGGATTGTGGAACGGTATTGTGTCTACCACCGAAGGCATATGGAACAGTGTTGTTTCATTCTTATCAGGACTATGGAGCGGAACAGTCAGCACAGCCGAGGGAATTTGGAACGCACTTCCCGGATTCTTTTCCGGATTGTGGAACAGCATTACATCATTTTTTTCATCAGCTTGGAGCAACATAAAGTCTATTGTGATTGGAGCTGCTACTAGTATTTTTAATGGTGCTAAGGCTGTATGGTCTGGTTTTACTGGCATGGTAAGTGGAATAGTTAATGGCATCAAAGGAGCATTCAATGCGCTTCGTAATTTTAGCTTGGCTGACGCTGGCCGCGCTATCATGGATAGCTTCTTCAATGGCCTCAAAGCGGCTTGGGGGAAGATCACTGATTTTGTTGGCGGAATTGCTTCTTGGATTCGCAAGCATAAAGGCCCAATCAGTTACGATGCCAAGCTGCTCATACCTGCCGGTAACGCCATCATGAACGGCTTGAATGCAGGGCTTACTGACAAGTTCTCACATGTCCAAAAGAACGTTTCGAGCATGGCGCAAGCTATTGTTGACAGTGCTGCTGTTACGATGCCGGCAGTGAATACTTCTCCATTTGATGCATCATTGCAGTCGCTTAATAGCAGTGTTCAGGGTGCAACCTTGTCTTCAAATCTTGATGTCAACTACACTCGCAAGCAAACGATTGAGGTTCCTCTGTACATTGATGGCCGAGAGGTTGCTCGTGCAACTGCAAACCCAATGCAAACAGAGCTTAATCGTTTGACAAAGGTAAGCAATTATCGAAAGGGGTTAGTCTAATTGTACGATTTCAGAGAAACGACACCCTTCACGGGTGCAGACGATAATCAGCTTCCAGCAGAAGCGATGCTAATCGATGGACAATACATTGAGAATCTTGTGCCCGGATATAGGACACTTCAGGTCGGAGGGCGTGAGCTTCTTAAACAAGACGCTAAAAGCAATCCTATAGGAATATCTGATGGCGAAATGCTGGAGTATGTACGAAACCCATCTCGGGAAATAACTGTTGGATATCAGCTTATAGCAGCTGACGAAAAGTCGTTTCGCACTGCCTTCTATAAGCTAAGTGGCATCTTGCACGGTGACACTCATCAGGTTTCGTTCAATGATGACTTGTCTGTGTACTGGAATGCCGTTCTCACAGATGTTGACGATGTTCCTAAAGGCAGAAACGCAATTACATCTTCGTTCACGCTATTCGTTCCCGATGGCATCGCCCACTCGGTAGCCACGAAGACGTTTGACAACATGCCATACAAGGACATGCCAGTGAATTTGTTGACAGGGACAAGCTATATGGCTACTGCTGAATCCGTACCCAAGGGCGCCTTTAAAGCCAGCAATGCAAAAACCGTTTCGGTTTCAAGCGGGGAAACTTATACGTACTCAATTGAAATTCCGTCTAACAATACAGTTGACTTAGAAGCGGCAATAAATCTTAACTCTAAAGGGGTTTTTGTAAGATCAGTGATCGGAAATGTTATCAAATCAGGGCAATCAGGTATTTCAACGATTACCCTTACGGTCCCAGATGGAATTGACAGCCTGTTTTTAGCAATAAGTCTTACAACTGTAAATCCAAATTCAGCGACAACTATTTATGAAGCCGGTGAAAAGTTTGAGCTAGGCAAAACTGCTTCTCCATGGTCGCCTAACCCAGCTGATCCTGAATACTATACCAACACCATCACGGTGCACAATGGCGGCACTTATCCTGTTGAGCCAGTTATTACGGCAACTATGCATGCTGATAACGGCATGGTTGGGATTGTCAATGATCGCCCGGGTATTCTCCAATTTGGCACGCAAGAAATTGATGGTTTCACCACCGAAGAAAGCGAAGTGGCACTTGATTTGGCAGCCGTTCAAGGCTCGCACATGGATAATCAAGCCGCCACAAACAATCCCTATTGGGGTGGTGATCCTAGTATGCCTAATGAACAGATTGGCAATGCGATTTGGACGCAGGACGGCTACGATGGCTGGAAGGTTGAGCCTAATTGGCCCAGTATTACTGGCGACCACAAGTATTGGAACGGTCCTTCAATCAAGCACAATCTCGTCCAGACGCATAACGGTAACTTCAAGAGCAATCTCACATGGGACGTTATGACACGCTTCCAAACTGGGGTAGCACAGGTAGGTGCGCTCGAAACAACGTTAGAGAGTGACGGTAAGCCAATTTTTCAGATGATACTGAAGGATAATAGCGCATTGTCCGATCAGCTTTGGTGGATGTGCTATTACAAAGATCAACTGGTCGTCAATGAACAACTTGATCGTAGCATTTTCACTAACGACAAGTTCATTCAGTTGGAATTACAAAAATTTGGTAATTCAGTTGTTTTCCGAGTGTCACCATGGATTGGCAATCAAGGACGAGAGACGACTATTACCCGCCAGTTTACCTTTGCGGACGCTGCCGATACTGAAACTAAACAATTTTCCACGTGGTTCATGCGAGACAAGACATGGGGCGAGTCGACTATGTATCTGATTGCGTCCACCGTCAAATGGCAAAACGTTAGCTGGTATACGAATATCAAGAATCGTTTTAGCGATGGTGATGTTCTCAAGATTGATGTGGCGAACGCTAAGACGTACTTGAATGGTTCTCTTGACCCAACCATGCACACGTTAGGTAATCAATGGGAGCAATTCAAACTGCCGCCCGGTGATACTGAGATTGCTATCACGCCCTCGAGCTGGGCACAACCATTTGCGTGTGAAGTCGAGATAAGGGAGGCCTGGCTATAAATGAAGTATTACTTTGCAGATCGAAAATCAAACATTTTGGGTGTTGGGTCGACCGATGGCAAAGGCGAATGGCGAATTGACAACGATATCGAAACACAAAGTGTTGATAATCGTCCTGCGGTCGAGCTTTCTCTTGATATTCACTTCACGACTGATCAGGAACAAGCAGTCAATGAGATGGCTAAAGCAACCAACTTCATCATGTATCAAGATGAAGAAGGCAATGCTCACCAAATGGTGATTGAATCGGTTGACCATGATTCACTAGGCCACATTCACTCAATTGTTGCCAGCGATGCTGGTAATGATTTAATTAACGAAACCGTTGGCGCCTTCAAGGCCGACAAGCCATATACGATTGCTGAATACATCCTCATGTTTACAAATGATTCTGGCTGGGAGATTGGCATCAACGAATTTCCTGACAATGTTCGAACACTCGAGTGGACTAGTGAAGAATCATCGTTGGCTCGCATTATTGCCGTGGCAAAAGATTTTGATGCAGTGCTTAGTTTTGGCTTTGAGTTTGTTGGAACCAACTTGGTTAAGCGTGTCATTAACATTCGGCATGAAACGGCCGGTGACAGCTTGATTTCCTTTGAAATGAATAAGGACATCAACAATATCGTCACGCACCTCGATACCTATGACATGGAAACATCGATTAAGGCTTATGGAGCGGTGCCAGAAAGCACGGATGGATCAACTAATCAGGATCCAATCAACTTGATCGGCTACAAATGGACTGATCCAACGGGACAGTTTGTGCTTGATCAGTACGGGTTCTTGCACGATACCATTGCTGTGCAGAAATATTCACGTTTGTTAAGCAACAGCAACCCTAACCCAACACAGTCTGACTGGAATCGGGTTAAAACGTTTGATTCAAAATCGCAGGCGGCACTTTTGCAAGCGGCTTTGGCAGACTTGAAAAAGTATAACCACCCAAACGAAACGTACGACATTGATTTGGTTAATTCGCCATACGTACCGCTTAATCAAACCGTCCACATTGCCGATGAGAATCAACAGCTATTCCTGTCTGCCAAAGTGTTGAGCATTCAGCGCAGCCGTGCTAACCATTCTGTCAAGCTTACTTTGGGTGAGTTCGCTCATGAAACAGTCAGCTTTGACCAACGGCTCAGCGATCTTGCCAATAAGATGGCCAACATGCCCAAGACTATTCAGTTTTATCCATGGCTTCGTTATGCCGATGATGACAAAGGCACTAACATGAGTGCCTTCCCAACTGGTAAGAAGTATATGGCAATCGTTTGGTCAAATAAGACATCCGTTCCAAGTGATAATCCGGTTGATTATGCTGGCAAGTGGGCATTGATTCAGGGCAAAGATGGCGCTGACGGTGTTCCGGGTGCAAAAGGCGCTGATGGCCGTACAAGCTATTTCCACACTGCTTGGGCGAATGATGTAAGCGGCCAAAGCGGGTTCACAGTATCCGGCGGTGATGGCAAAAAGTATATTGGTACGTACAGCGACTTCACGCAGGCCGATAGCACCAATCCAGCTGTTTATAGTTGGCAACTGGTACAAGGGCCAAAGGGCGATACTGGTCCGCAAGGTCCACAGGGACCACGAGGTCCGCAAGGTGTTCCCGGAAGCAAGGATGTGCCATACACGTACATTCAGTTGGGCACGCCTGCTAGCCCCAAGAAAGGCGATTTGTGGTGGCATGGGACAACACTTAACGATGCCACAGCCCTGCAATACTATAACGGTACAGCTTGGGTTGATCAAAGCATTCAGCAGGCGGTTCTCAGTATCAAAAAGCTGCAATCAATTGAGATTGACACATCAACCATCAATTCGCCTGACATTAATTCGCCATTCAGCCACGTTCAGATTGACGGTGCCAAGAGTTCTGGCAATCTTGAACTCAAAGATGCGCATCTAAGTATATTGGGCAACATTGAAGACAATAATGGCAATCCCAACGGTCAATACTACAAATCACTTTTGAGCCCAAACGGTATGTTCAACTACATCACAACGCCTGATCAAAAGGGGAGCGTGTCGTCAGTTGCGCTCCAACGTGGTGCACTTCAGTTACAAACGCTGATCAGTGACCCCAGTGCCGCTACAAAAAAATATATTCAGTCTGAATTCACTTCAAAAGACAACGTGACATTTTTCCATGTTGATACAACCCCAGCAAAAAATATTGATATTGATTGGGCATATATTTACTACACAAGACGTGGCAATTTAGTGACCGTCAACTTTCAATTTCACACAATAGCTAATCAGTACAATTATTTGAGGCTCGCAGATATTAGACCTGGTTACACACCTTATTTGAAAGACAAAATTGTTGCAAGCTGTTCTAACTTTTCAAATCCAAGTAGTTCGTCAGCTATCTATTCAAGTACACCTCGTGGTGGGACTGTGGGATGGTATGGTGCTCTTACTCATGACTTTGGTAGTTGGGGAGGATCTGTTTCTTACCTAACCTTAGATGACTATCCAACGGGGGATACATTTTTTAACTAGGAGGCAATTATGAAATTAAAAGTGTGGACGGATAGCAATAATCGGCTGCTTAATTGGGCATATGCTGATGAAAATAGACCAGTAGGTCCGACCGATGAAGGATTCAAGGTTATTGAAGTTGATGAGGCCATTGGCTTGTATGAGAACCACGCCAGCATTGTTGATGGCAAGGTTGTTCCAGATGCTGACTATTCCCCAGATGCTTACAGACCTGCACCTGAGCCGTCTGCGGCTGACTTAGCAAATGCTGAAACTATGAAGATGGTTGCTAGTCTAACTATGTCAAACTCAGCTTTGATAAAGCAGGTGGCAACATTGACCAAGGAGGCAAAATCGTGAGCGCATATAAACCATTGATTATCAGTTACTATCAGCAAGGAATCTATAATAAGGATGACTTAGCCTTGTTCGTGAGTGTCGGATGGATTAGCCAAGCAGAAGTAGATGAGCTTGTTAAGCAAGTCGCCAGCAAAAGCTAGCGACTATTTTTGTGGAAGGAAGTGAAAAAGTGACATTTTTTGGATACACGATTGGTGACTGGGCGGAGTTAATATCAATCATAGGGGTGGGCGTGAGCGCTGGCAGCTGGCTGTTCAAAAAGATTGCCCTAGATCCATTGCGTTCTGACATTCAAATGCTTTCAGAGACGATTAATCGTCAGCTCAAACTGCACGAACAATCGCTGGCAGACTTGAATACTCATCTGAAAGCACATGATGAAGAGCTTGGCAGTCACTCGGTTAGGATTACTCGATTGGAAGACCATGTAGGCATTAAAGGAGATAATGATGATGAATAACTGGACAGAACTTTTGGTATCACTTGCAGTAGCAGCAGTCCCAATCATTGGGGCTTGGATCTCAAAACAGTTGCTGGCTAACAAGCAAGCGCTCACTTTGGTAAAGGTATTAGGCCCATTGGCAAATGCTGCGGTAACAGCGGCAGAACAGCTTGGTGTGACACAGGCGATTGACGGTGAGGTTAAGAAATCGACTGCCATTCAGGCTGTGAAAGACGGCTTAAAATCGCTTGGCTTCACCAGCACAGACGAGCAGACAATTGCCAACGCGGTTGAGAAAGCTTTTGCGGATTTGAAAGACAGCCTAGCAGAAACCTATCCGCAAAAGACAGCTGATCAGGAAGCATCTAATCAAGACAAAGTGGCTGCCGCAGCTCAGGCTGCCGCAGACGCAGTTAAGGCTCAGCTGGCACCGGATTCTGCTGCTCCACAGCAATAAGGAGGGCACATGAAATTTAAAACTAAACTAATCACCTTGGTAGTCGCCTTCTTGGCGGCTATTTCTTTTGCCTTGCCATCGCATGTCAATGCGGCCAAGGGCGATATCGGTGTGGACTGGGCAGTTTATCAGGGAGCCAACGGGAAATATGGCACGAATAACAAGTTCGCGATCATTCAGGCTGGCGGTACACAAGGCGGTACGCTGTATGATCAATGGACGTATGCAAGCCAAGTCAAGGCAGCACAGGCGAATGGGCTCAAAGTCCACACTTATCTGTGGTACGGGGTCGGTGGCAGTGCTGATATTGGCCGACAGGCACTTGACTACTTCCTTCCCAAGATTCTAACGCCGAAAGGTTCTATTGTTGCTCTTGATTATGAGGACGGTGCCTCATCAAGTATGGCTGCCAATACCGATGCCATTCTATATGGTATGCGGCGCATTGCGCAGGCGGGATATACGCCAATGTATTACAGCTACAAGCCGTATACACTGGCACACGTTGACTATCAGCGCATTCTAGCGGAGTTTCCCAATTCACTGTGGATCGCGGCCTATCCGGACTATCAGATTCGGGCATTGCCAGATTATGGTGTATTCCCGTCAATGCCCGGCATTGCGCTCTACCAATTTACTTCTATGCATGCGGCAGGCGGTCTTGATGGCAACGTTGACTTGCTTGGCGTAACCGATAATGGATACAGTCAACAACCTGTCGCGCCATCAAAGCCCGCAACACCATCGCAACCGTCTACTTCAACAGCAGCCAGTGATACCGACTATGCGCAAACTGGTGTTTTCAAGCCGTCCGCGACTGTTAACATTCGCACTGGTGCCGGCACCGGCTATGCATCCGTTGGTAGCTACGCACCCGGTGAAAGTGTGATTTATGATCACGTGTATATCCGTGGCACATATGTTTGGGCACGTTATCTCAGCTACTCAGGCAGGTATCATTATGTTGCCTTGGGCGTGAATGGTGGGGAGAGCTATGGCTCGCGTTCGTCTGGATATACTTCGCCGGTAAGCCACACGTACTACACTGTCCGCTCTGGTGACAGCTTCTGGAGTATTGCCAGCAAGTATGGCATCAGCATGTACACGTTAGCGGCTAACAACGGTAAGTCAATCTACAGCCTGATCTACCCGGGCGAAAGCCTGTATATCAGGTAA